CAGGGGGGGAACGGGGCTTGTAAGGGCCCTGTGCAACGAAGATATCGTTGCGTTACTAGACAACCGAGTCGTATTGACAAAGGTTGTTTTTGTGGAGTGCATGAACGAGGCAGCAAGTGCATTTCACACAACCATAATTTGCCTCGAAAGGAGGAGTTATGGAACGCACCAGGAACCGCTCGTCGTCCAACCCAGCTAAATCCTGTACCGTTTATGGGAAGAGGTATGCTGGCACGGTATCACAGCCTCAGAAGTACACGGATATCAGTGCAACTACTGGTTACCCGTGTGGCGGCTTGACGGATGTGATGACAGATGTGGTTACACCGAACTATCGATCACGGATGGCGAAAGGGGAGATTATTAATAACCCCTTAACCAAACAGTTGATCGCGGTAACGGATCCGATCCCTACCCAGTTTAGCCGTGAATTAATAACGGTGACTTCTGGCAAATGGTTCGGCGACTCCTGGTCCGGCTTATGGCCCGTGTCTTCAGCAGACTTGGGTCAATTTCTGGTTCCATCATTGGATTCAGAATTTACTAGTACCATCGAAAGCCTGAAATCTCAGGCGGTAACGAGTGCCCACGCGAAAGCTAATAGCGTGGAAATCTCAATGCTGATGGTTGCTGGTGAAGGACGCAAAACCGTGGCCTCTCTGGCTTCGATTTTTGGGCGCGCGATTCGTATCTTTAAGGCAGTTAAAACTGCCGATATCAGATACTTAAAGCGTCAGATCTCATTAATTGAGTTAAGAGACCGGTACATGGAAGCGCGTTACGCACTTCGGCCCATGGTTTATGACGTAAAGGGTTTGATTGCCGCACTTGGAGCTTCGGCCGAAAGTACCGGTGAAAAGACTCGCGTTACAGCCAGGTCTCAGGTGCAAAACCAGTATGACAAGGAAGACACGATCGACGTATACCCGAGCGGACAGCTGATGAAGCTATCTGTGAAGCGAAAGTCGACTGTGTTAACTGAGATTCGTGCTGGTGTTCTGACTGATGTTGTAGCCTCCTATGTAGAAATTTGGGGGCTGGCCAACTTCGCCGAGACAGCTTGGGAGTTAATTCCCTTGTCGTTTATTGCGGACTGGTTTTTCAATATCGGAAAGACAATCGCTGCGTGGACTCCCAATTATGGGATCCGCGAACTTGCCTCATGGAGTGTCACTAAACATGTGGTACTTCTGGAAAATTCGTTGGTGTCAGCTCAAAATTATGGTGTGTCTCCGAGTGTTACTCGAAGCACGTTGTCTTGGTCAGGGTCTAAAACCCAAACCGAGCAGTGGACCATACGCGAGCCGATGCCTCAGCTGGGAATTTTGCCGAAACTTACAATTCGGTTAGATGCCCTCAAACTTCTTGACCTTGCTATTATTCTTGGTAACTTATCCAAAAATTGGAGACGTTAGGCAAGGAGAAAGCACACTACCCGAGGAGGGTACCATGCAACCCAATCAACTGGTTTTACCCGTCGATCCCATGAACAATGGCACTGTTGTGCCAGAGACTTACGAGCGGTTTGAAGAGTTTCAGAACCGTTCAGTTTACATTGGGGAAACCCACGTGAACGAGGCTCGCGACACGGTTAATCTGTATCGTTCGTTCCCCACGAAGAGCGGCAATTTCAAGGGCGTCGCAAAGACGACCGTGAAGCTGTCGAAAGATGTCGTTGTAGCTGGTGTCGACAGCAGTACATCGCTGACCGCCCCCGCTATTATCGAAATCAACTTTTCGTTCCCGGTCGGTATGACTGCTGCAGCCGTTAAGGTCTGTCGTCAGCGTGCCGTCGCAGCTCTGGATTCCGATGAGATCATGGATCCTCTGAACAATCAGCTTATGGTGTAACACATGCCCCATTCTTTGGAGGTTTGTGTCATCAACACATTGAAGCTTATAGCTTCCTTGTGGACTGGTGTCATTGGGATGTTCCGTAAATAGGGACATCGAATTCGTCCGGCCGTCACAAAGGAGATTTATGAAAGATAAATCAACTAGAGCAGGTACTAAACAACAACCCGAAATTGATATACGGGTTCGCGTGCCAGCCACTTATGGCTGGAAAGTACTTGGGAAAATGCAGCAAGATCTAAGTCATCTTCTCACCGTCGACGAGAGTACACGGCTAAGTAGTGTCATCCGTTCAAAGGATTTCACGAAATACCGTTCGTTGACAGAGGATTGGGGTCCACAGAGTAGTTACCTCAATGAACGTCCGATCGCAGATATGCGAGCGGTCTACCAGATGACATCGCTTTTGTACAAGTTTAGATTCGACTCGAACAAAGACTTGCGACGCTTAAACGCTCTGAAGAGATTCAGGGCGGGAGAGGTCGCATGCGGGACGTTCAATCGAAAAGATTGGAAAAGTCTCGCTTGTATCGAAGATCGACAGATGCGCCATGCTTTTTCGTATGCGCGTGTCTTCTTGTCGAAGGTGCTTGGTGAAGAACTACCGAGCGAAGATCAGTTGACGCTTAGATCACGTCATGGACCCGGAGCTAATCTGGACACTATGGACGGTCACATGAGTACTTATTTTAAGTACTCTGAATGGCCTTACTCGTGTACCAAAGATGCTTTGGCGTTAGCCCGGTCTGTCATTAAAGATGACGAACGATGGTTAGGAGCACTCGAGGATGATTACAGGGAACGGTTTGAAATACCGAAATACCTGATCCTCAATCAAGATTGCTTTTGGTCCAAAGTGTTTAACGTCGTCCCTGGCAACCGTATCGCTTTCGTGCCTAAGAACGCTCTTACTGAGCGTTCTATCGCGATCGAGCCAAGCATGAATCTGTATCTCCAGCTGGGTGTTGATGGTTTTATCCGCCGTCGTTTGAAACGATGGGGGGTTGACCTTGATTCCCAAGTAAAGAACAGAGAGCTTGCTCGAGTTGGCTCCCTTGAATGGGAAGATCCAGATCCGTTCATAACTCTGGATTTAGCAGGCGCATCTGACAGTATATCTGTTGGGTGTTGCTGGTTATTGCTGCCAACTGAATGGTTTCGCCACCTCATGAAGCTCAGGTCGCCGAAAGGCAATCTGAACGGTGAGAGCTTCTCTTACGAGAAAATCTCATCTATGGGGAATGGCTTTACCTTCGCTCTCGAGTCCGCAATCTTTTCCGCCGTAGTGTATGGCGTGATGCGGGCATTCGGGGAGGGATTCTGCCGGGATCAATTTGCTGTCTATGGGGACGATATAATCGTCCGTAGGAGCATCTCTGACCAGGTGGTTTCCCTGTTGAACCTGTGTGGCTTTGCGGTGAACGCTGAGAAGTCCTTCTTTGAGGGACCCTTTCGTGAATCGTGTGGAGCTGACTGGTTTAAAGGCTATCCTGTTAGGCCAGTTTTTCTTGACTCCTCTCCAACGTCTGTGATGGAATTGTGGACCGATCTTAATCGGTTACGCAGGACCTTATCCCTACGGTTTATGGAGGAAGAGTCGAACACCGAATCATTGTTGGCAATGTGGGTACCGGATGAATTCCGGGATTACACAGGTCCAACCTCTGATGAGGCATTCGATTCTTACAGGCACGTCAGTACACCGACGAATGGAGTGTATAACTTCAGCCTGTGGAAGTACAAGCGCTTGGTTGTAAGACCAAGACCTGTAGGTGGGCCCAACTTCTTTTTTCGGAAGTTGATGCACACACTTGGGGAACAGCCGGAACCGCCCTCTATACACCGTCGGAATTCCGATTGGTGGAGGGGTGCTAAGTTAACGGGAAATGGAAGCCGGTTCGTTGTAACGAAGCCAGGCTTCGTTGCAGTGGGCTACACGTACTCCGTCGCCGATATTTGGCGATCAGGGTACAAGGAGCTCTGACTAAGTGAAGGGATAACGTTCTACCCTTCTTCACTCGTCAGATTACTTGCAACATCCACGTAAAGGTGGAACGGGC